AGTGTGGACATGGTCTTCTGTGTATCTATTTACCCACAACATTAAATGCACTTTATCCCTTGTTAGTTGTAATTCTCTTGGACTGAACAAGAATTCTTTATGCATTAAATCGACATAGGTATCTTTGAGTGTGGTTGCTAGATTCTTGCACCACTCTTTATCTGTAATGAATCTGTCGTGGAGTTCCCTATTGAAATAGGTAGTGTAGTTTCTTGATTTATCGTCACCAAATTCTAGTTCAACTTGTTTGATTGCTCTACGAACATCTCTAACTATCTCTTCGTAGTCTGCTATGAACTTCATAGTATAAAACGGAGTTGTGAATAACTCCGTCTTTCTAACGTCTAATGGTCTGTAATCTCTAGTCTGTCTTTGACTTTTCATTCTTTTTCACACCTACACCCACTCCTTTGTCTCCGTTGGGCATAGTTACATTACGATAATAAATTATTACTTCACCTAATTGATTAATATATCTTTTGATTTCTTGCATATCTTCTGCCATGATTTCGTAATCACCGATAGTAGTTGCAACAAACAATACTTCACCATTATTTTGTTCCTTCATTTCATCTAGGAATCTATCTAAGTATGTATAACCGTCAGGCCAATCAGGATTTTCTGTCTCTGACTTATCACATGACTTAGGTCTCTTGAGTTGTTCTACACCTTTATCATCAAACTTCTTAGGGTCAAATGATATAGTCTTCCTACATGGATTTGTTATCTTAGCTGTTGATACTACCCACCATTGAGGTGCTGTCAAATTAACAGGACGTGGTAAATCAGGTTGCATAATATCAATCTGAATTGGTTTGGAAGATATTTCTATCTGTTTCGTTGGTATCAGTGAACAACCACTAATCGCTATTGTCAGGAACAGTAAGCTTATAAAGTTCTTCTGTATCATCTTCCATACTCTCCATTACTTTTTCACTTCCATTGTTAAACCTGTTGGTTATCAACCCTGGCTTTTTCAATGCAAGCATATCTAGATTATGTCTAGCAAAGATTGCTAAGTATTCAGCTTTCTCTGCCTCTATTTCCGCATTTCTACGACTCATGTTCATAAGAGATTTACCTTGTCTCTCATATGACTCTCTCAAGGCGTCCATAGCCTGTTTCTGTTCTTCTACTGCACTTTCTAACTTGATATTGTTAGCAGTCAAGGTCTGATTCTGATTGTACATATAATAACTGAACAATCCTAGTGCAACCAACAGACCAATTAATAAATTCTGCATTAGTCCTCTACCTCTATTTTATAATTGAGTCCAGCAGCTCCACGAATCTCTACTGGTCTCTTATCCGAATCAATGAAAGATAGAAATTTCTCTTTCTTCGTGATTATCTTTCTTACACCAGTGTAAACTCTATCGTCTTTATCACCCCATTCGGCGTTATACGATACAGACACAATGTAACGTGTCATGAATAATGATTTTATCCATGACCATAGGTTCCAAAATTGTCGTTTTAAAAAATCCATACTAATAATAATGCCAATAAGAATCCTTTTGCAAATGATATCCACATTGCGTGGTATTCACTAATGTTAAAGAAGTCCATATATTTGTATACTTGTTGTTCATGCCAATCTAGAAATTTATGTAAATGTTCCATATGTTTCTCCTATGACCACTCAATCCAACCAGTGGTTATATATTTATGCCCTGAGATAGGTGGATTACCTCTGTGGACGTGTGTAAAGTAGCCTGGCCATACCAAGAAGTCACCCTTCTTTGGTTTGTATCTACAATGTTGATATAAGAATTCTGTTTCACCACCCTCGTCAACGTCATTAAGATATAACATATATGCTAATACTCTATCACGTGTTTCTCTACCCATTGTCTCACAATGCCATAAATGATATCCTTCGCCTGGTTCTGTTCGTTGTACCTTCGGAGGCTCAATCACTTTTATAAGGTCTCTTAGTTCTTGAAAGTAATGTTCTGTATATATTGGTAATATGTCGTCTTGAATCTTTCTTACTAATTCAGAATTGCGGTCTGAGAATCTAGCTTCTTCGGTGGGTGGTAGTTTAGCATAAGACGGAGTTGAAGTATCTGATTTTTCTAACTGGTTGTTTGTGTCATATTGTCCACGTACATTAATCTGACCATTATCTTTTACACAATGCCAATATTCAATTAATGAATCGCATTCTCTGTCGTCAAAGAATCCTCTGCAGTGCATTATAAAATTATTGTTAAGTTCTACGGATTCCCCGTTAGGAAAGTCCTTCGTCACTGTTTGCATAATTATGTTTCCTATGGGCAAGTTTTTCTTCCCAGTTTTCTATTGCTTTATGGATTCCTTCCTCAGCAAGGACAGAACAATGGAGTTTGATGGCAGGCAACTCAAGAGCCTCTGCAATATCTTTATCTTTAATTTGTTTTGCCTGTTCAATTGTTCTACCTTTGAGCATTTCAACAAACATGGTTGATGATGCGATAGCAGAACCGCATCCATAAGTTTTGAATTTGACATCTTCTATAATATCCCCATTCATTTTTAGGTCAAGTTTCATAACGTCACCACATGCTGGTGCACCTACTAGTCCTGTTGCAACATTAGGGTCTTTAGGGTCGAACCTACCGACTGCATGTTTCTCAGGATTAGCTAATACGTCTTCAAATCTGTCTACTACCTTTTTACTATATGCCATGTTTTATTTATATAAAAAAATAGGGGAGTTTCTTTAAAGACTAAACTCCCACACCGAAAAATCGTCTCGCAATTTCAGTTATTGTATTTTTTCCTACGGACGTATAACTGGGCGCACATGCTCAAGACCCGTCCAAGAGAGTGTGGATTCAACCACTATTCAATACCCCTAAGCATATTGACCCCTCAAAATTGGTGAGTACAACGGGCGGTTTTCTGTTGCTTCTTGTGCTTATAGTCATCTTCGCAATGAAGGTTCCACACACCACTCACACCAATCAAACGTGGTTAGTAACCGCAACTTCCTTTTGAAAGTCAAGGATATTACCACCATTTCTTAATGCTTTAAGTTGTTCGATAGTGTTAGCGGCACTAGTGTGAACTATACCGATACCACCCGCTTCAACCCAAGCGTCAATGTTCTTTTGTCTGTCGTCAATCAAGACTGCACCTTCAATAGCAAAGGCAGCTTTCTGACTACCACTGTAAGTACAAGTAGTGACAACAAATGGGTCAACCCACTGTTTAATCCACTCTTGCTTATCATACACAACTGTTCTTCTGTTTATCGCACCAGCGGCTGTCAAGATTTCCCAAGGAACACCAGTATGTTTTACATATCCGATTAGTTCATGGTAATCAACCATTGGTGGTAAGTTTCTGAACAGTCTTTTGTCAGTTAATTCTTGTTTTCTTTCGTCATATTCAGTGTGACCTTTAGCGTCAGCAGTAAGGGGTTTTCCTATCATTTCAGATACACCCTTAATGAAGTCAACTAGGACTCCGTCCATGTCAATAAAGATTGTTTCTAATTTCACTTCTTTTTTCATCATGTGTATAGGCTAACATTAAAATAGGGTCATTGTCAAGCGCTTTTCCGCTATTTTTTGACCTATTTTCTCTGCTTCAACCTCGTCTATCCCTTGCCTGGCAAGGACTTGACGGACATGCACCATTTCATGTGCAAGGGTTATCTCCCTTTCATCGTCTAATTTGACATATATTGATATATCTCTTAGTTTTCCGTGTATTGGGTACTCAATATAACCTTGTTTTGGGTGTGGGTGTGGTAGGCGATAGATATGTACACGAATCTTCCGAGAATCCTGAATACCTAACTCTCTTGCGTAGTAACAAGCACTCTCTTTCAGTGCTTTATATCTACTGTAGACCCTCATTTAACTCAATCACTCTTTCTTTCTTATACCATATTTTACTGTAAACTTTTGTACTTCTCCACTTTCCGTCTACCATTTCTTCTATGACCCACCTAGGAGTTCCGAATGGACTCCTGTCACGCATAAGACGTGCTTTCTCTTTCTGTAATATCAATAATCTCATTAGAAATATCTACCTAACCATTTGCTTAATCTTTTGAATGATTCGTCTTCGGGATTGTATACTTTAACAGGTGGTATTTGTGCTACCTCTTTTTTGACATAGTCATATGGTTTGTCTAAGTAATCAAACCAATTTATCATGTACATATCATCACATAATTTTGCACGTTGTTGTGCTTCTCTGATATATCTTCTGACTTTACGGAATCTTTTGAAACTGAGGGACATGACTTTTAGTTGAAATAACCATGAGATAATTTTAAATCCTCTTTGGTATGCTTGATTTATCTCAAATTCTATTCTACAAAGTTCACCTATTCCGTCCTGTCCATAATCTGTCATTATGTGTGATACGTCATGTAAATCCATATTCCAATAAGCATATGCCATGTTTGGATTAGGTGGTACATGTAAACTTGTTATGTCACTTGTTTTATCCCAGTTACCAAGAAACTCTTGTCTTACTGCACCAACTGTACCTTTCTTAAATTTCTTATTTAATGGTAGTCTCTCACCTTTTAGATATCTTTTACCTTGAGGAGTTTCTTGCCATTCCTCAATTATCTTTTTATATCCCTTACCGTTAAATGCGACATTTATCTCAACATAGGCCTGTGTGTCACCTTTGTTTTTTATAAGACGTTTGATTGCAGATATCCCTGCAGGTATATTAATTTCGTAGGCTTTGTAGACTTTTTCAGGCATTTCTTAACTTTTCTCCACACTTTGGACACTTCAATGGGATATCAAGCAGTTTTGTGGCCGCATAATGTTTATCCCATTCCTCATCTATATTTATGACTGGTATGTCATGGAACATTTCTGACGGTAACGGGAATCCTATATGCTCAGTCTTCTTCATCTATTTCTTCGAGTTGACCTTCGTCAATCTCAGCACCACAATAAGGACAATGCTGGATTGGATAATGGTGTTCGTCCATTTCAGAATATATCTCACATTCTGATTGACAATCTGTACAAAAAAGTTTAATTAAACTCACTGTTGTATGTTCCCTCTTCTTTTACTAGGTAATTAGGTTTGTTGATTAAATGTGGCAATTCTAAATGTTTGCATATATTCTCGTAAGACTTAACCTTCCCATTCAATGTCACGAATGGTAAAGGCGTTTCCCCAATATCTTTGTATGTAAAATCTAAACCGCATATGTAAATCCTTACTTCGTTTTCTACCCTATCTACGGTATCAAGCATATGTCTGTATCTGTCACAGTATACGTCTTGTTCCCTTTCAGTAGGAAGATATAATTTATAACTGTCCACCTTTATGTAGTCCTTCAAGTTCAGTGTATCCACCGATATTTTCTTCATTAACTATAATTTGTGGAAAGGTTCTGGCGCCAGGAAATTGTTCCAATACGTCTTCTCTCTGAAAGTCTTCTCCTAACTGTTTATATATAAAATCATATCCATTAGTTTCACATAGTCTCTTTGCCATGTCACAGTATGGACACTGTGTTTTTCCCCATATCTCTATCATTTGTTACTGTACTCCATGTTTATTTTAGAATGGTGTTCTTCGTCTGCTCTAACTTTCTTAATTAAGTCAGATAGTTTAGCACTCTTCTTCATTTTATAATAATCGATAGCGAGTTGTGGTGCAGGTATATTCTCTACTTCTCCACTCTCTACCAGTCTTAAATACTCAGTGTATGATTTGACTGCTTCTTGTTCAAAGTATGCAATCATTCTATGTGCAGTTCTAAAGTCCACTATGTAAACTAAGAAGTAAAACAACATAAAAATCATTTGTGCAAACAAAACTAGGTATCTTTCAAACCAGTTTGGATTTGCAATTTCTATGAAAAACATTAGGTGCATTCTTTCATTCTCTGCTTCTGCTAACATTTCTCGTATCTGAGGCCCCCAACCAGTCTTCATTTTCCTGAGACTTTTGAGGTGTAACCACATACCAGCAACCATGCCTGGCACTCCTGCAACTGTTTCTAATACAACTGCTCTGTGTCCGTATCTATTTGCAAAAAATGTATCCGCAATGAAACGGAAAAACTTGGTCATGGATTTTGCAAATATATCTCTCATTTCAATTCTGTTTCTATAAATTTACCGAGAGTTTGTATGTCTTGTTCTGATAACATTCCTGCCTGTCCCCACATAGTGGCTGACATAGCACCAACTTGTTCCCCATTCTTATACTGAGTCAATCTATTTATTATGTAATCTGAACTCTGTCCTGCGAGTCTAGGGAATGATGCGATACCTTGTCCTTCTTGACCATGACAGGCGGCACAACCTGCCCATAAACTTCTAATTGAACTGAACTCGTCTGCGTTTGCGAGTTCTTGTTTTGCTCTGAGTTGTTCTACTACTGTTCCATTGACTCTTACATACTCTTCATAACATTCACCTGAACAATTACTGTTTCTTGAATAACCTTTATATTCTAAGTCGGGATAGATAACCGTAGCGAAAAAGAGTGCAAGCAAAGTGCACCCAAATAATACCATTCCTAATTCTCTCATATGATTTGTAATATTATGTATATCAGTCCGATAACAAGTCCTAAAAATGCCACCAATAATATGATAGCGGTTGTAAATAAGTTTAAAGGTGTTGGGTTAAAGTCTTCTTTACTCCCTGCACCCAGTAATAATTTAAATATCAATCTCATGCGACATTTCTATATTTAGAATCGACACAATGACCATGCCAAGTTTTCATATCGTCATTACAGACATCGTCTTCAATCTTATCAATCCATTCTTTCATTTCTTCTTCGGGTTGTTTTCTTTTTCTCTCTGGCTTATCGCACATATATGTACCGTCTTTTTCATTGAAACACAATCCGTCAAGAGTTTCGATTGTGCTTACACAACCTGCAAGATATACTGTAATCAGTGTTGTAAAAATTATTCTAGTCATAAAATATTCCCATTGTAAATCTGTACATTGGAGCTTCTGTACTTGGTGGTCTTATTGCGTGAGTTACTCCTTCTCCTAACCATAGTACAGCTCCTGGCACGTATGGTACAGCGGCGTGGAATGTCTCTCCGTCATTTTCATAAATTATAGTTTCACCACCCCATTTATTATGCCACTCAAGGTTTGCATAGTAAACTATAGAAGTTTGTTTTCTATGTGTATGAGGCCAAAACTGTTGTCCTTGATAAACCAAATTGACTGAACAATATGTTGGTTTCTTATCCCCCATGATATCATGATATTCTTGACAGAACTCATCAGGTATACCTAAATCTCCGAAGTAATCAAATTTTGTTTTACCATGTCTATCTCTTTCACCTTTTCTTGCTACGTGAGCAAGATAGTATGATTTTGAGAATGGTGCTTCAACTCCGTCATAATCATTCCAACCAAGGCGATAGTCCTTCTTAAGTAATTCCTGCCACACTGCAACCCTTAAGTTCATAGGTAAAGCATTTGGTATCAGTTTATATAAATCACTTTCTAATTTCATAATATAAAATATATCTTACAGTTTAAATCCTTCAAATGTATCTTCTTGGATATCTTGTTTGATACCACCTATGACATAAGATTCAATCTCTGTCTCCTGTGGTGCGTTCTGTAGTCCTCTACTGTTGAACCAGTGTTTAGTCCAAGGCAATGGATTATTTGCACTAGAGATATCATACATTGCATTCAGGCCTATTGCTCTAAGTCTTTTGTTTGCTATGTACTCTACATATTGTCCAAGAAGTGGTACAGATAATCCTATCATAGAACCTTCTTTAAACAAGAACTCTGCCCATTCTTTCTCTTGATTCACTGCGTCCTCATACATTGAGTAAACTTCTTTCTCACAATCTTTCATAACCTTATGCATGATTTTATCTTTCTCATGGTTTGCATAACATTTTAGTATGTGTTGTGATACAGCAAGGTGTTGTGCTTCGTCTCTTGCAATAAGAGATAGTATCTTTGCACTGCCTTCCATGACTTTCAGTTCACCGAAAGCGAAGGAACACGCAAAGGATACAAAGAAGCGTATTCCCTCTAATATATTCACACTGATAAGTGCGAGATATAATGCTTTGTATAGTTCATAGTCGTCAACTTTTTGACCTAATAACTTCCTACGTCCTAGTTCAATGAAATGGTCGTATTTTTCCGTGACCATATCTGCCCTCTTAATGATTGCTTCTTCGTCTAATATGGTGTCAAATACGTCACTTGGGTCTGAGTATACATTCTTTATGATATGTGTATAACTTCTACTATGGATAGTCTCAAAGAAGTCCCATGTAATAATGCAAGACTCAAGTTCAGGAAGGGTCACGAATGGTAAGAACGATAATGCTGGTGCCCTACCCTGAACTGAGTCTAGCAAAGTCTGATACCTCAGATTAGAGGTGAATATATGTTTCTGTGATTTATTCAAAGAGGCATAGTCGTTCCTATCTTTCTGTAAAGATACCTCTTCGGGTCTCCAAAAGAATCCTAATTGTTTCTGTGTCAGTTTATCAAATATAGGATACTTGAAGTCGTCAAATCGTTGTGTGTTTAAGGCTTCACCAAAGAATATCTTCTCCTTGGTGTAGTCTACTTTGTTCCTGTTAAATACTGTCATTCTTCTATCTTCGTAAATTCTAAGTGTTCGTAATTGTTTACAAAAAATGATTTATTGTGTGTCACTTCCCAACCTTTGACCCAATTCGTCATTTTTTCATGTTCCATGCTATCAATGTCTTGTTGCATGTACGGATTCTCTCTTCCGTCATATCTCAAGACACCTATCTTTTCCCTTGACCATTCACTTGCTTCATAGTGAAACTCAGCACCTGGCTGACCACAATGACTCAATTTACTTGCGTCTTTTGTATAGTAGTGCAAAAACATATGATATGAATAGTCACCCATAAAAGTATCTCGCCAGTGTACCACATTTGGGCCATGATACAAGAGGATATCTCCAACTTCTAAGTCTACATCAATAGCATTCTTTCTTTTTCTAATAGGAATGCCTTGAGTTTGTTCAAAGACTTTGTTTTCATTCATTGCAGGGTCACTAGATGTATCCACCCAGTTCCTAGTGTTATCTAACCATATTTTCCATGGTTTGTCATTATCTGATTGATATCCTAAACAGATAGTGGCACTTATTTCACATGAGGGTCTATCAGAATGTGCTCTTAGATATGCACCTCTATCATATTTTCTAGTGAAAGAATAAGTTTGTTCCAACTCTATATCAAGTCTTTTATCTAATTCTTTATGTAACCACCTATGCATTGCAACTCCCATAGGTGTGGTATGTCCACCTCTAGAAGTATTGTGTGAAGAAACAGGACTATTTGGTATTGGTTCTAATTCTTCGTCAAAGACAGCTGCGTATGCGTCAGGCCATGGTTCAATTGTTTTCCATGTATCTAATGCAAAATCTGTTATTTCTTTTGGTATAACATTACGTAAGACTAAGTAACGGTCTTTTATGAGTTTGACTGTATCGTCATTCATAAATCCGTGTGCGTCTTTCCCGTAATTCGGGCCGTCTTTATATGTTACTCTATATGGCACAAGCGTCACAATCCTCTTCATCGAATGGGTCATACCCACTCATTACATTAGCTGCGTCATCTACTGCGGAAGGCAATTCTTCTTTCACAACGTCTTCTTCTTTACCGTCCATAGTATTATGGTAGTAAGAAGTTTTCCACCCATATTTATATGTATTGAGCAAGTCATTTGCCATAACAGACACAGGAACTTCACCATTTTCATAGTTCTCAGGGTTGTATGACCAGTTACCACTAATACCTTGGTCAAAGAACTTTTGCATAACTGCAACTACTTTGATATATCCAAGATTATCTTTCATATCCCATAGCAATGTATAGAAGTTCTTGAGTTGTGTATACTGAGGTACAACCTGTTTAAGTGTTCCCTTCTTACTCTTCTTAACTGACAAGTGGTCTCTAGGTGGTTCAATACCATTTGTCGCATTTGATACAACACTAGACGATTCACTAGGCATTTGTGCACTAAGTGTAGAATGTCTCATACCATGTTCTAGGACTTCGCCACGTAGCGCCTCCCAGTCTTTCTTATACTTTATAGTTACTAGGTCGTCCACGTCCTTTTTGTACGTATCTATGGGTAATATGCCCTTCGCATACTTAGTTTTATGGTGCCAATCATTCTTACCCTTCTCTTTTGCAACGTTAATAGACGCTTTGATAAGTGAATATTGAAACTCTTCTGTTAGTTCATGGATTAACTGTAAAGATTCTTCACTTCCATATTGTGCTTTGTTCTTTGCAAGATAATGTGCGAGACCAATATATCCTATACCAAGACTTCTTCTCTTGATTGTTGATATCTCAGCGGCTTTCACAGGGTATTCTTGATAGTCAATCAATTCGTCAAACTCAGGCGTTCCAAATGCGTCATATAGACCTTCTACAACGTGTGGTGAGAACAATGTAATGTCCTCGTTTTTGAGGAATCTCTGATAAAAGAGTTCACTCATTTGAATAGAGTAGTCTAGTTTCCTAACTCTATTGTCTTCTGTTCCCTTGTTATTCTTGAGAACAATAATATCGTTAATCTCTTGGTGCCAGATAGGAAAGTGTACTGTTGCACTCCCACCTCTTACACCGTTTTGTGTACAACAACGAACTGTAGATTCAAACTTCTTGAGGAATGGTATAACTCCTGTGTGTTGTACTTCACCACCACGAATCTTTGCACCTAATCCTCTGATACGTCCTGCGTTGATACCAATACCAGCACGTTGTGCTACATATTTTCCAATCGCCATATCACTTGAGAAAATAGAATCAAGAGAATCGTCACTGTCAACCAATACACAACTTGCAAATTGTTTGAGTGGTGTCCTTACACCTGCCATAATAGGTGTAGGAATATTAATCTTAAATGTAGAAATTGCGTCATAGTAATTCTTTACATACCATAACCTGTTCTTCTCACCATGACCATTGTATTTTTGAAACAATGTCATAGCAATCATCATATACATAAACTGTGGTGTCTCATACAGTTCACCTGTACTTCTATCTTGTACAAGATACTTGTCTACTATCTGTTGTAAACCTGCATAAGTAAAATCAAAATCTCTTTGGTGTCTTATATAACTATTGCACGTATCGATTTCTTCTTCTGTATAATGTTTTAGAATCTCTTTGGTGTAAACACCTTGCTCTATGTTCTTTCCAATCATATCATACAGTCTAGGATATATGTCTTTACCGTCTTTCCATTTAGTTCCAAAAACTTGTTTCTGTAGTGCAAACAATAAAAGTCTAGACGCTACAAACTGATAGTTAGGACTTTGTAATGAAATCAAATCTGAGGCTGACCTAATAAGGATACTCTGAATGTCCTTGGTTGTGATTCCGTCATAGAATTGAAGACCACTATTCATTTCAACTAATGATTCAGAAACACCTGTAACGTTTTTACAAGCGGCTGTAACCATAACATGAATTTTTTCTAGATTAATTTCTACACGTGAACCATCGCTCTTTACTACCTTAATATCTCCATTGTCATGTGTCATGTTTTTTTATACTCCTGTAACTTAAGTTTAGCAGAAAGGCCTGAATAAGTGCAAGAGTTTATAACTTCCACGATTTCATTTTGTGTCATGCCGTTCATTATCATATCATTAATATCTTTGAGTCCTTCGACTCTTTTATCACCCCAAATACATACGGTAAATCCGAGGTCAATAACCTCGTCAATCTTTTTAACTATCTCAGTGTTTCGTGGTTCGTTATCATAAATTATTATTGCATTCTCTTTTAGATTTTGTATCTTTTTAAAATCACTACCGCCAACTGCTATAGAGTTAGGTAGGAATAGACTATCTATCGGCCCTTCTGTGACATAGATTGTCTTTGACTTG